TGATACCATTGGCTGAGATGTTTGGTTTGCATAACAAAGACTGTAATATATATCCCGGCGAATTGGTAACTATCTTTGGTCCAACAGGTGCTAACAAAACAGCACTAGCACAGAACATAGCCCTAGGTTATGACTTTGCCAATGACGAGATACGTAGAGAATGGCAAATACCGACATTGTTCTTATCTTTAGAATTAAGTGGTTGGTATATGCACAGACGCAATCAACAGATAGTAGCTGGAATGAGTAAAGACGATGTTACAGCTAATTATAAATATGTTGGCGATACTTACAACAAGTATCTAGAACATCTAAATCTACAAACAGTTGCACCTACACCAGATATGATACAAAAGACTATACGTGATTTACAACCTAATCTAGTTGTTGTAGATTACATAGACTTAGTAGAAGTACCACGTGGTGTAACAGGAGAATACGAGCAAGTCAGATACATATCACATTTTCTATCAAACCTAGCAGTTAACCTAGACATTATCATAATACAGATAAGTCAGGTTGCACGTGAATACAGCCGTAACCAGATACTCGATATTTACGCAGGTAAAGGCAGTGGTGCTATAGAAAACGCAAGTCGTAAAGTGATAGGTATAAATGGTAAACAAGACTCTAAAGACAAGACAGTATCATTGTTTAAAAACAGTGACGGTGACTTGTTTGACGTAGAATTAGAATGGACACCATCATTTAGACTCAGGAGGAGGTAATAATGCCTATACCATTCGGACAAAGAGCTGTAGTTAAAACAGAGATTCCACAAGAAACTAAGTTAAAGCTACAGAAACTTGCAGTTAAGAATAAACGTAGTATGCGTAAGCAACTAGAATACATAATCGAAAAAGCTATAGAGGAAGAATATGGCAAAGAAAACAACTAGAGAACTGGTTGGTGACTTTATTGACTTAGAGTGTCAATTAGAACACGCTAATGAAGAAGAGTCTCTTGTTCTTACTAGTGCATTAGAAGTAACTAAGAAAGACATCAGTAGAAAGATGGACGGAATAGATTACTTTATGGTTGACATAGACAGAAAGATGCACTTAATAGATGCAGAAGTAGAAGCCTTAACCAAGGAAATACAAAGGCTAAAGACACGCAGAAGAGCAACAAACAGTTTAAAGGACTACTTTAATAAAACTCTGATACCTATGGTAGTAGAAGAACTTGGAGATGATAACGGTGTATACGAAACAGATACTGCAAGGTACAAACTATATGAGACGTTTGGTCCCGTAGCAGTTATTGACGAAGACAGAATACCAGATGATTATAAAGTAGTTAAGATGACAGAATCTATTGACAAAAAGAAAGCCAGAAAAGATTTAACTCAGGGTGTAGATGTACCCGGCTTTTACATAGAAAAAGTTAAAAGAGTTAAACGTTCGTGAGGTCGTTAATAGATATCTTCATACCTTCAAACGGTATAATAATAACGTTTATCAGTTTAATGCGTATCAGTATTTTGTTTCATAATGACGAAATCAACATACAATTTTCACTGTATAAGCTTGGAATAAAACTAGCATTAATAAAATCGGAGGATAGCTTATGCCAAGAAATGCAAGAAGCCAAAAGTCAGTAATACTAGAACTTTTAGAACAAGGTGTTGCAGTAACACCAATGTTAGCTTTGAATAGATGTGGTTGCTTTAGATTAGCGGCTGTTATAAATTCATTGCGAACGGATGGACATAACATTGAAACTAATCGTGTTAAGTCCCATACAGGAAATAAATACGCAGAGTACACTTTAGTACAAGCGTAACTAACATAAGGAGAGTCTCTCCGGTCTGAGGCTCTCCTTTTTAATCTACAGGGGGTAGAATGATGAAATACTATTGGGACGCTATGATGGAAAACACAGTACCATTCTTATTAGCTTGGGAAGCGTACGTGTTTTTTATGTTAATATTCTTTATAAGTATAGTATACAGACTATCAAGAATAGAGCGTAAGATAACTGAACTAGGAGCTTTCTGGTTTGGTGAAGGTGATTGGGATTATGATTGTAAGGACAAAGATGAAGTTAATAACAGATAAACGTATGACAAACATAGGACTCATAAAGTTTTATGAGAGCCTAGTAAAAGATGGCAAACTTTTAGTCGGAAGTGCTGGTCATCGCAGATTAACAGAGCTAAAACATAAACGAGAACAGTTTAACAGGTTAAAGAAGTATGGTAAAAAGGGCAGGACCGCCGAATAAAGATGATTTTAAGAAAGTACTAGAGCCCATACACAAAACATATTGGCAAAAAGCATATAAAAAACTAGCCTCAAAGATGAGTTCTCTAAAGAGTTCTCTCAAACGGCGTAGTGAACAGTACGAAGTATTGTTCGACATTGATGCGGCTGATATACGTAGTATGTTCTATAGTAGTTACGGCAATGGTTGTAAGTATTGTGATAAACAATTAACATTTAGAACCATAGCTTGTGACCATATTATACCTCTTACTAAAGGAGGTCCATCAACAAAAGAAAACCTACAGTTAATATGTAAAACGTGTAATACACGAAAAGGTCCTCTCAATGAGAATGACTTTACATTACTTATTCAACTAATAGGTGACTTACCTGAAGAACTAAGTGTCTACGTTATGAAGAAACTAGCTAAAGGAGGAAGATACTAGTGTCAGTAAATGATAAAATTATACACTTAATAAAGAAAAGATTAGACAAAGGTCAAAAAGAATACAATATGGAAGTACCTATAAGGCGTGAACGTGGATTAACTAATCTACAAGAGTCCATAGATGAAGTATTAGACACAGTTGTTTATCTTACAGCATACTTATTAGAACTAGAGGAAGATGCAAAGGCAAAAAAGCCAGTTACAATAGGACCTAATAAGATGCAAATTATCTTACGAGCATTGCACGAAGCACATAGTGAAGCATACAGAGAAAACAGTTTGCATAGTGCTAATGAGATAATGGAACTTATAGAAGTATTAAAGAAAGGTAGTAAGTGGAACCACGAAGACGATAAACGTATTGGTCAAACTGATAATCCTATCAATAAAATACACGATGTAAGTCCACACGACCCGGGTGATGAAAACGATAATCCGTTAACAGCACAAAGCAAGTGTATACCCGGTAGTAATTGTGATTAAAGAAATAGAGAGTCTCGCATTTGTCGGGGTTAGTGACTTAAGAGTCGCCCCGTGAGGAAAGCAAGGACAAAGAAGCAATAATGCTGAGGAATTGTAGACCAAAAAGAAAAAAGAATGACAAATGAAAGTGGTTGGCTACCGTGAGACTCTTTAGACATAGTAGGGTCCCTGACCGAAGTATGATAGGTATACACAGAAGTTCTTTTCACGGCAGTGTTTATCTTCGCCGTATATCGGATAGTAGGAGGGGACCTTACTTAATTAAGGAGGTCGTATGACAAAAGCTGAAATCAAAAAGACATTTAAGGAACACGGTATCCAGCTTGGTGCTGGTGCAATGGACCAAGTAATGTACGAATTAAAGTGTGTGGTTAACAGAATGGCAAAGCGTTGTCAAGATGGTAATCTAAAAAGGCTTACACCAGAGTTGTTTTACATAGCTATGGGTAAGCTAATGGATTAACAAGAAAGGTGCCGAGCAATCGGCACTTTTTTTTCACTGAGTAACGACAGGAATCTTTATTTAAATATACCTCTAGAAGCATTTTTTCTAGTAACAAATTCTCTGGCTTTCATTTTTAATAAGTCTTTCTTTTTAACGTCACGTATCATATCCTCGCCAAGTATACGCATTAGACTAAGTGTATTTTGTTGTGTCTTACCTTGTATATTCTCAGGCTCACCTAAATTAAAAGGTCTGTAGTCTTGATATATTTTATTTACGTCTTGTATTATTTGTTTTTTCATCTTTTAAACTCGGTAATATCTTAGTTAAATCAGTACCAGTAGAGGTTGTTGTAACCATATTTTTTTCTCTTTCTTTTTGTAAACAAACGTCACACAACCAGCTATCAGGATTATTTATTGGTTTGTCACATTCTACACAATGATTAGGTATAGGCATTAGCTATATACAAACCTCCCTCTTCTGGCTTCTTCTGGGTTTTCTTGTTTAATTAACTGACCCATTTGCATCAAAGGTATGCCAGTAAACTTAGTTACAGTATAAAAAGGATTTTCTATAATTCCACCGGGTCCTGCAACGTCCCGTATTATCCTGCCAAACGGAGGTATTGTCCATAAATAATAATCAGTAAGTCTTTCACTATCACCACTTACTAGCCACTTAAACATAGGTGGTAGTAGTCTTAAAGATGGTGGTGTTATAGCTTGTAAAGGACCAATAGGTGAACCAAAGAATGCACGTTCTCTTTCTTTTTCACTTCCCATTAGATAATCAGCAGTATCTTGAAACCAATTCCAAGGAGCTGGAAGTGAACTTTCAAACAAGCTATACATAAAGAGACTAGACATAGCCAACATAAACAAATCGGCTGTGGCTAAACGTTTGAAAGCTTCCATTTCAGGTGTACCCGGACGGTAACCTGCTATTTTTGCTCGGTTCATCACGTCATTTCTAAACCGAACACTGTTCCAGCTCCAAAGTTGGAAACGTGCAAACACCCTACCCAGTGTGCTATTAGTAAATAAAGGTCTAAATGGTGCTGAGTACAAAAACTGTGTACCTTTTACACCACGCTTAGCGTAGTTAATTAAAAACGGACTATTATAGTCGGATATAGCTCCTCCAAATTGTTCTCTAGCTTGTAAATAATGTGCCATAAAAGAATCACGCCTTAGTATTCTTTCAGGTACACGCATAAACGCACTTGCCGCCGCAAAGGCACGGTCTGTCAAACCGTTCTTTTTAGCAAGTGAACGTAGACTTTCGTCACTAAAGTTAGGGTCTCGTTTTATTTTAGCTATAGCTTGTTTAATAAAAGCTTGGTTCTTTGAACTTTTTAGCTCAGGGTTTAAACCAGCTTCGTAAACTAAAAATTCTTCTATGACTCCTTTTTTCTGTAACCATCTTTCAACATCCTTCATACTTTCCCATCTTGGATTTACATTTGTTTTTAGATAGTCAAAGTTTCTAGCGTTCTTTAAATTGTTATAACCAGTGCTTACCCAAGTGTGTACAGTACCACCATACAAGTTTGCAATAGAACTCTTAGGATGTGCAAGTAGTGATGCTAACTGCCACTTAGCTTCTAAAGCACCCCAGCCCTGTATCTGGCTATACTCAACACCACTTAATTCATTAATTGTTTTATCATCTAAGTTAAAAGCCCTTAGGTCTCTTTTTGATATACCAAGTTTATCACTTATGTAATCAATTCTTTTCTTAGCAGTAGAGTCTGCTAACCATTTAAATGCTGTACCACCTATTTTCATACTAGGGTCATTCATTACGTGAGTAGGTATGTGAGTAGGATAACCCATAGCACTCTGTGTATATAGTTTAAAGAAATTCATCCAAGAGTTTGTAAGTTTTGTGTCGCCTGTTTTCTCATAAAAAGAATTATTAAAGTTGTACATAGATGTTCTAGCAGATAACTGCATAGCTTGTTTGTAAAAAGTATTTATAGCGTTCTTCATATATACTTCGTAAGCTTCAGGAGTTAACTCCCAACCACCAATATGAGCATCTCTACTAAACTGGTTACCTACACGCTTCAGGTCATTAGTCAATATAGCCTTAGCTTTCGCTTCCTTTTTATTTGCCATATTAATCATAACTTCTTGCATAACATCCCAGTTGTCACCCATTTCATCTTTAGTTAAAAAGTCACCAGTCATCTTTTTGTATTGATAAAGTAGTTTCTTAGACTGAGTAGCTATTTCTTCTTTAGATAGTTCAGGGTCTTCAGATATTCTTCTTAATGCTTCTTTTACCCTATTCTTAGCATTCTTTCTGTTGAAAGACATATGCGGAAAGTAATACTGTGGTCCAAGGTTTCCAGTAATATCAAAAGGTGTAACTTCTAAAGACTCACGTGCCTTCTGTAATGCTTCTCTAGTCCTAAGTCTTTTTGGTGTTTGACTTAGTATAATCCTTTTTACAATTTGTCTCATACCATCTATACCAAGTTCTCCTATAGGAATGTCTTTGTTTTGCTGTGCAGTCTTCATAACATATTTATGAAACTCTCTTCTAAGTTTATCTAATCCTTCCCAAGTAACCTCACCTCTGCTATTAAGTGACATATCTAACCACTTATTCCTAGCTTCTGTACCAGTCAACCATTTATGAGTCTTAATATTAAAGTCAGTAATTATCTGGTCAATGTTTTCTACAACCTTTTCACCAGTCATTTTTACATTGCCTTCTTTAGTAGGTATAATAAAATTTTTCTTTTGTAAGTTAGCCCATTCTTTCTTTACCTTATTCCAATTTTCAACGTAGGTCATTTCTTTAGAAGTAAGGTCACTAGATGTATTCTTATACTGCGGTCTTAATACATTAATCATATAGTTTAGCTCACGTTTAGCAACGGCTATTTCAAATAACAAGTCTCCTTCTTTTAGTGCGGCAACGTAAGGTCTAAGTTCATCACGCCATATGTTTGCATTGTCTTCATAGTTCTGCATTGCAAGTTCTTGAGTTCTATGAGCAAGTTGTTGTATAGTTCCTATTACACTAGTAGGTCTTACAGTTCTAGCATTTTCAAATGTGTTGCCTAAATGGTCTTTGTAAGGACCAACATCATCTACCCACTCCATCATAGCAGGGTTACGCATCAAGTCTTTATCAATAGCTTTTGGAAACATCCAGTAGTATGCACGTTTAATAGACGGATTTTTATCTTTACCAGTCATAAAGTCCATAGTTTTACGCCACCAAGTACCATCTCTCATTTCCTTAAAGTAGGCATCAAGTTGTTGTAAGTCAACTTTGTTAGCTTCATTAATGTTCTTTTTAAACAAACCTCTAAACAAACCATTTAGGTTTATCACATCTAGATTATGATAGTGTTCTAAGTGTTCGCTTAAACTATCATACAATCTTTGCATTTCAGGGTCTTTTATTTTACCCTTAAACAGATTAGTAAAGGGTCTAATTTCATCAAGATACTTTTTACTAACACCATCTATTTGATTCATATCAATAAACTCACCACGAATCTCATTACCTCTGTCGTCTTTAAAAGATTTAATAGGAACCTTACCCTCAGCTTCTCTTTGTAACTGTTCCTTTTGAGCATCGTTAAGTTCTACGTTAGTCTTTTTTATAATCTGCTCATAATTAGTAAAGAATTTTTTTAAGTTCTTATCACTTATTTCCTTAGATTGTATACCTTCTCTAATCAAAGAAGTGTTTGTTGATAACCTTTTAGCTCTTTCATAAATCTGTGCCATCTCAGGATTGTTTTCTTTACTTATAAGGTTACCTAGTTTTTCCATAGCTTTCACAGTTTTAGCATCACCTTTGCTGTAGGTTCCTATGTAAAGCATATCGAATAAATCTCTTTCTTTTGTAGTAAGTGGTTCTTTGTAATCTCTAATTTGTTTGTCAGTTCTAATTCTATCGTTCATACTGGTTGCTTTATCATCAAAACCAAAAGACTTTCTAGCTTCTTTTATTTGTTGTCTTAATGTTCTATCTATAGGATATTCATTGCCTTCAGCATCAAATCTAACAAACTCTAAATCACTTAACCTTCTTAGTGCGTCATCTACCTCACGTCTTTTCTGTGACATATACACAGACTTAGATTTTATTTCATCTACCTTACTATGTATTTCAGATATACGCTTAGGGTCCATACCCCTAGCAACATCACTTATACTTTTTAAAGAAGCCATATCGCTCAAATCGTTCACAAAAAAATCTTCAGCTTTTAACAAGACATTCTCTAAAAAATATTCTCTGTTAGATTGTATGTTTAAGTTTAAATCTCTAAACTTAAAAGGTATGCCACCTATTTCTTTTACAAATCCATCAAACAAAGCTCTATTATTAGAAAGTCTAGCCATACCAGACTCTTCAAATATCTTACTGTTCCTAACAGTATTTAAGTACTTACCTTCTTTACTAGCTAGACTAGTCCTACCCATTGCATCTTTTAACCATTCGTTTTCTCTTACAGCAACTTCGTGGTCAGCATATATTCTCTCAAATACACGAGCATCTAAGTGATTAAACATATTATCTGACCAGTTTATACCTTTCATATCTTTAGCTAACTTAGGAAGAAACGTATTTAATGCTTCTCTAGGTAAAACATCTAAAGCTTTTACACCTTGCTGTATCTCAGAGTAAGTATATCTTCTGCCTTCTAAATGATTTCTACCATAAAGAACACTGTTTACTTCTAGAAACCTTTGATGCAATCCTTTATTCTTTAAATATTCTCTACCGCCAAGGTCAAGCTGAGACTGTATTATTTTATCTAAGTCGGTAGCCTCACCTCTTTTATTAGTATTAAATACTTTAGTCTTAAACAAGGTCTCTAACATCTTACTTCTTATCTCAGGTATAGATTTTAAACCAGCCTCGTCCATAGGGTCAGAACCTAATGCAATCGCCGCCCTCGACATCTCTCTAAATCTTTGCAAGTCTTGTTCTGTATTTTTAGTTTCAAATACTACTCTCTTTAACTCAAACTTACCCTTTGGGTTTTTAGCATAAAAAGGAACACTATACTTATCTCTATTTATAAATATTTTTTGCTTTTCATACTTGTTACCTTTAGATACCATATAATCCAGAGTATAAGCTTTACCTTCTGGTATGTTTCTCATAGCATCATAAGCACCTATCAAAGCCATACGATTAGTAACAGCAACACCTAACACATCTCTGCCTTCATAGGCACCTTTACTCATATACTCTCGCCAATATGGAGAGTATTGATTTACTGGATTACCCATTTTCTCTAATTGAACAGGGTCTCTTTGTGCTAACTGCTCTCCATACTTTGTTTTTGTTTGAGGGTCTTCTGCTGATTTATTATCTTTTTCTTGGTTTTTAATTGTATCAACATACTCATCTTTGTTAGACTCATACATTTCACGCCATTTCTTCTTAAAGCCATTAGACTCACCACCAAAGAAAATAAATGCTTTGTCCCCATCAAGGTCAGCACCACCAAGTGCTTTCATAGTTCTTGGATGCAACAGACTACCATAACCTTTTATACCTGTAAACCCAGCAAACTTCAACCCGTGAGCACCACTTATTGAATCCATAGGAACACGCATAACAGTAGCATAAAGTATGTTGTCTATCTCTTCTTTAAAGTTTTCATAACCTCTGTACTTGTTTTGCTTTATTTCCCAAAGCTTACCAAGGGTCATTCTCTCTTTACCAAATATGTCATCACGTATTCTTAGTTCTTTAAAACCATCGTCTAAATAAAAAATCTTTTGACCTTCTTTAGTATTTAGTTTAGGAAACATTTCCTGCAAACCAATTTCGTAAGGTCTCATTCTAGAAGATGCACTGTTGTCTATCTCAGGTCTAGTAAACCTTTTTACTACATAGTTTCTAAGAGACTGCATTCTATAGTCTCTAGCAAACTTGTGTAAATAACCTGCAACACTTCCTTCTGGATATAGTTTACCAATACGTTCAACCATACCTTCGTAATCTTTAGATGCTTTTTTGTATATAATGTCGTTTTCTCTAGAAAACTCACCTTCAGATGCCATCTCTTCTGTAAACTCTGCACTCACCCTAAGTATTTTTTCGTATAATTTTTGTGCTAACTTGCCTTGTTTAGGGTCCCTTAGTATATAGAATACTTCTTGAATAGGTATATCATTTATATTATTAACTAAGTTTTGTATGTTTTTATCAGTAGGGTCAGATTTATAAGCTCTTAATATCTCACGTCCTTCACTAGTGCCCATTTTAGCCTTACCTGAAAGACTTTCGTAAATATCCTGCATAACCTCTGGCTCTATATCTTTGTAGCCATATTGACTCAATACAGAAAGCATTTGTTTAGGTAGAGCTTGTTTATTTAAAAACTTGCTACTAGTTATTTCACTAGTTATTGTTCTAAAATGATTTATAGGAACTTCAAAGTAACCACCATCAAACTTTACTTGTCCGTTTTCTAAACTAAGTTTTCCTTGCAAAGGTCCTCGTTTACCTTTTTGTTTTATTGCAGACTCAGGCATTAGCATATGCACACCTTCTTGTTCCATAAACTTTTGTAGCTTTGGACTTGCTATGTGTATAGCATACTTCCCTAACATAGTACCTCTTTGTGGGTCAGGAGAAACAATAAAGGACTTGTTTAACTTACCTTCCGTAGGTAGACCCATATCTTTATTTAAAGCATCAACAACTTCTTCTCTAGCAAGAATAGCACCATCAGATATTTCTAAATATTTTGTTGCTAAATCACTTAGTTTAATATTCTTTCCATCTGGCTCAGAGAACAAACCAACTTTAAATTGTGGGTTAGTACTGCTAATATCACGTTTACCGAGGTTTCTTATTGTATCAATAACAAACTTAGGGTTGTGTGATATACCGGTGTTAAACCATATTTGCTGACGTTTGTTAAAACCTTTAGCGTCATTTATAAAACCTTCACTTAATACATCCTTTATACCTTTCGCTATATCTTTTCTTGCTGTACTAAATCCGTTTATTGTTAAATCATACAATACATTAGATGCGTACATCTGGTCGTATGTGTCAGCAAACTCTTGACCATATTCTTTTAACCATTCTTTCTTTGCTTCTTCATAAAGTTTTCTATAGTCTTTTACATTGTTCCTTCTCATTTCTGTAAACACTTTAGACCTTACATCTGTAGATATTTTTTTACCAAACTTTTCTACCTGTGGATGTTTTTTAACAAAGTACATCTTTTTATTATCACCTTTACCACCATAGTAATAATAATTATCTGCCTCCATTTGTTTAATAAGTTTCTTACGAATCATTTGCATATGTGTCTTAGCCATTCTTTCTGCTTCTGGCACTACAACTTTATTTCGGTCTGCTTCTGTATTCCTATATTTTGTTTCATATAAGTCATTTATCATTCTCTTAGCAATACCTGACTCTGCTCTACTTAAATCATACTCTTTATTTTTAAATATTATTGTATCTAAAACTCTAAAGAATTGGTCTTGTGAAGACAACGGTTCTTTTTTAGGAAAAACTCTTCTGTGCTCTAATCTGTAAGGGTCTTCAATAATAAGTGGTTCTTGTGATAAGTTCTTTTGATTGCCTAATGAGTTAGTTTCTGTTTCAAGCACCTTAACATCATTGTCACGAACTTCAATTTGCTCAACCCACTTATGTTTTCTAAGTCTCTCTGCGTAGCTTCTCCAAAAACCCCTGTCTTTTTCTGATATGTTTTGTTTGTATGTAGTTTCAAGAAAGTCAATAATCTTTTGTTCTGCTCCGGGTATCGGTTTCTTGTCTTCATTTAATAATGTTTCCCACCTTTTATATAGTTCGTTAGCTCTTTTTATTCTATCTACAACACTTAAATCTTTATATACTCTGTCAATGTAGCCATTTTTACCTATTATTTTACCGGGTACTAGTTGCACTTCTTGTATGTGCATATCTAAATCTTGTGGGTCTTCGTATACTTCTTTCTTTATAAAGTCATCTTTATATCTCTTTAACTCGTAAGGTGATATTCCTTTTGCATTAGCCTCACCTGTTACTGGGTCTACTTCATAAGCAACTTCGTATTCTCTTCTTAACTCTTCTATATTCTCTAAATTCATACCTCTCTTAGATAGTATGTCAAAGATAAGATAAGAAGACTCGCTAGGACCATCTCCACTAAATTGAAATGTTTCTTGAAAGTCTTTCGTTACAATGTCTTTCATTTCTTTAGTAAGTGTGTCCCATTTAGGATTTAACTGTGGGTCTGGACCATACTTCTTTTGAATAGACTCTGCTAAATATTGTCTACTAGTTCTAGTTTGATAAGGTATCTCGTTAAAACCAAAGAAAGCACCCATAGCATACTGATACACTTGCTCTTCTGTTGTTGCTCCTTGTAAAGTAGAAGGCAATCCTTGAAATGCCATACCAGCAGTAGTTCTCATAGCCAAGTCCATTATCTGCCCTTCGTCTAGTTTACTAAAGTCAGGTCTTCCGTTTGGTTTCATTTGACTAGCATCAACACGCTTACCAAATCCCGGCATATTACCTATCCCCCTGAAGACACCACCGGCTACAGCACCAAATCCTGCGGCGTTAAACATCTCATCAACACCGTGTGTCCAGCTAGAAATGGCACTAGCAGTACCAAGATGAAAAGCACCTTGTGCTAAATCAGGAGCGATACCACTAGTTGCCCAGTCGGGTAAGTCTTTTAAAGCAGGAGCAATAGCTTTTTTTACTTTCCCTTCCAAAAAAGATGCACCCTGCATAGGAATAGACCTATTTCTTATTCCTTGTGCAAACTGCGAATAATATTTTAATGGACCAAGTTTTCTTAATAGTCTACCACCGGGTAAGTATCCTACAAAACCACTAAGATGTCCTAGATTACGAGCTATACCTTCCCAAGTATCTTCTGGCTCTCTGCCAACACCAAGCTTTTCTGGTGGCAAGGTTGTAAAACCTTCCATAAAACCAGCACCAGCTTGTTTTAACATCCTTGATACAAATGCGTCTTGATGTGTTTTGTTTCTTGTAAAAGGTATTTTGTAGTAGTAAGCGTGGTCCTCTAGAGACTGTATATCATCATCTTTATCATTAAATAAGTCTGGGAATCTTACGTATTGGTCAATGACTCCACGAATTTGTTCCTCATCAAACTTAGGTGAGAATGTTTTTGGTTCAGCCATTAAAAGCCTATTCGTTTATGTCATCAGATAGTATATTGTATATAACTCTTAAATCGTTTGCTAACAGAGCACCGGAGGCTATTGCACCTATTCCCGTTCCACCTAGTATAGCTTTCATTCCAAAGCTACCTAATAGCTTAACACCACCTACACTAGCAATCTTTTTCATAACGTATCCAATGCCCTTTTTGTCTATAACTTTTTTAACAGCACCAATACCATCTACTATACCCGGAAAGTTTGTAACAGCTCCTGCTGTACCCAATGCGGCTGAAACAGTTGATGCGTCTTCTGGGTCTTCACCTAACATCCTAGCACCTGCATAACCTAGACCTGCTAGTCCTAAACCTGTACTCATACCTCTTAATAAACTTGTAGTTCTTAGAGGACCTATGCTAGATAGATTGGTATTAGATAAAGAGTTTCTTAAACTTTCAAACTTTTTACCACCATCTTTTAATGCTTTACCAATAGCTTCACCTGTTAACTTTTCTCCTCTGTCAGAAATACCTCTTATAACACCTCTTAGTTTGGCGGCATCTGCTCTGTTCATACTTCCGTTTTTAACAAGCTTTGCTAATTGTGAGTTAATATCTTTTATTTTTGTAAATGGTATAGCGTCACCAAACATATCCATTTGCTGACCTGCTTTAGCAGTTGACTTACCAGCTACAACTCTAGCTTTCTTTGCTATCTCATCAAGGTTACCTGCTAATGCTCTATTACCTCTTAAGAATTGACCAATAGGCAATCCAAACCTTTTTGCTAATACACCACCAGCTATAGTTGCGGCTGTACCCAATGCTAATTCAGGCATTGCACTATCATCATCTTCACCCATACCAAAAGTAAGATTCTTTCTTAGTCTAGTAAAAGGTGGTACCTTACTAGCGTCCCAGTTTTCTTGTAATATCTGCAAAACTTCTGCCGGTGCTTCATTAAGTATCTGCTGTTGTTCTACATCAGACATACCATTCATCCAGTCAGATATAGCTTTCTTATATGCTTTGTCACTCTTGTATTTTGCAGGGTTTTTGTAAAATGATTTATATAAAGCTTCGTTTTCTGCTTTCTTACCAGCATCGTACCATTGTTGAAAAGCGGCATAATTACCACCAACTGCGTTTCTCCACTTTTCAAGTTCTACCTCTCTACTACCCGGACCAAACTTTCTGTTTTGAAATGCAGTAGTAAAGTCTCCTTTCATTTTACTACTAGGATAGTTAGAGAATATGTAGTTCTCTGCTCTCTTATTTATAGCATAATCTTTTTCAGCTCTTTGACCTTCACGAACTTTAAGTTCATTCATTGTACGCAATAACTTAGATTGCTTAGCTTTTCTTAATTTATCTGCTAAACTTTCTTGTTGAGGCAAACCCCTCATAGGGTCATAGTTAACCTCTGGTAAGTTCATAGGTTTAATTTCTGCCATATACATTCCTAAATGCTTGTTGTATAAATCCATCCATTGATACTTGACCACCTAATTGATAGCCTTTTATACCAGTTCCACTCATCCTGTAGGGATTCCTTCCTAATGCTACTGCATTTTGTTCTTGCTCACTAAGTGTTTGTTGTAAAGGAATTTCATTACTCATACCAACACTACCACTTAATCCCAATGGGTCTGTTATATCTTCCAATGGAGTATCGCTCATTTCTTGAGTTTCTGGTCTAGCAATGTAAGGATTCTCTTCACGAAACTCTTCCATCTCTTCACTTTCTGGTAATACAACACCCGGAGCTTCTTGACGTAACTCATCCATTTCTTCCGAGTCTACATCAACTTCATCTTCACTAGAGCCTACTACTTCCATATCTTTCTTAGGTCTAAACTGTTCAAAGTCGCCACCATCACCAAAGCCTTGTAGTGCGGCAAGTTCTTTAAATATTTGTCCACCAAATTTAAGTGCATTTTTTTCTCTGTCTCCTTCAGCCATAAAGTCTGCACCTTTTTCTAATGCTTCCTTACCTTTCTTTAACCCCATACTAATTAAACCAGCACCTGTTTTACCAGCCTTAGTAACATCATCTTTTAGTGCTTTACTAAATGCTCCTACACCCATTCCAAAATCTCTTTTGCCTAGTCCATATTTATCTCTCATTAACTTAGCTTGTTCTATGCTTATAGGATTACCTTCGCTGTCAGTAGCTCCTTCCATAATATCCATAGTTCTACTTGCTTGTAAAGCATCACCACCATATCTCTTCTTTGCTTTGTTTAAAAAATCTAAAGCTTTACCACCCATAGCTCTACCTTTAGCAAAAACTTCTTCTCCTTCTTCTGCACCTTTATTTAACAAAGCTTTTGCCCGTTCTATAAAACCACCAGTTTGTATATATTGTTCATACATATCTCTATTAGCTCCAACCTGTAGGCTCATACCTACGTCTTTCATTTTCTTTTTAACTTTATCAGAAAATCTTGGTTTAATTTTATTGTTTATTCTATCAAGCTCTTTCTTACCAATAGCCTTAACAGCGTTTCTATTTAATACATACTCTCCGGGTTCTAACATTGCAGGTACTTGGTCTCCGGGTAAAGGGCTATCTTCTGCTCTTCTAATGTCATCTGGAACAAGTTTATCAAAATCTTCTTTTATGTTCTTAGCCAGTTTAGAATTTACTATTGTTTTCTTAACACCAAGCAGTCTATCCATATCTGACATAGCAAACTCATTACCCATAGGCATAGCTACTTTTTGTATAGTGTTTAAACCTATAGAAGGACTGGCTCTTTTAATATCTGCAATAGGTCTAGCCTCAAACATTTTTGCATACTCAGGGTCGCCTACCATACGGGCTCCGTGTATTAATCTGTCTATCTGCTTTACACTTCTATCCTGATTTAACATACCAGAAGGAACACCAACACTAACAGATACCTTTTCAATAGGCGACATTGAATCTATCCTTCTAAGACTTAACGGCTTACTAGCTAAATCTTTTTGATACATTAGTTTGCCCATTTTTATAGCTTGGGCATCTTCTTTAGCTCGTCTTTTTCTAAACTGTGCGTCAGACTCAGCCAATGTTAATACCTCCCATACGAGTTCCTATAGCCATAGGTCCATTAGGTCCCATTACTTGAGATAGCATACCACCTTCTTGCCCATAGATGTAGCCACCTTTTTTCATATATCCCATTTTATTTCTTACAGCTTCAGGAAGTTTAGATAACCCTGCATTACCTTCGGGTATTGGTTTTAAAACAGGACCTCCATCTTTGTATTTTTTAACAGGACCACCATACATATAACCCTTTGACTCTCCTTTAGGTCCGTAATGGTCAAATCCTTTCTTTTTCATAGCAAGATGTGCTTCATACGTTCTAGCCATATGTGCTTTGCCATCATCATCATACATTTTGTGTGGTTTAAATTCTGCTTTATTTACAGGACCACCTGCCATCATTTTTTTCATATCTTCTTTGTGCATATAGCCTAACTTTTTATACTTCATATGTTCTTCATATGTATTAGCCATATAGCCATTGCCGTCTTTATCAAACATTAAGTGTGGTTCAAATTCATCTTTATTAGCCGGTCCTCCTTCTTGATAACCTTTTATTTTGCCACCTAGCATCATATACTCTATATCATCATCGTCTACCATACCACCTTCTTGACTAAATAAAGATAAACCCTTCTTTAATAAACCACCTCCGGGAATAAAGTCTGCGGCTAAATCTAAACCAGTACCAATTAATGAAGCTTTAGCACCAGCAGATTGACTTGCTAATTGCTGGTTAGCGGCGTTTGCGGCTGATATTCTATCTAACTTATTCATTTGCATATCAGCTAAATTATTTATAGCACCACTTTCTATTTCAATTCCTTTAGCCATATTAGCTCTTAAAGCTTCTTCAGCTTGTTTTCTTCCCATAGCCATAGCATTGTTTGCATTAGCCGCAAATTGAGCACTTCTTACGGCGGCAGGAACATTTGTAAGACCTCGACCAACAGCTCTATTCATACTATAAATATCATCTTGAGTATTGGCTCTCATATCGTTCATCATACCAAGGTTAAATGCAGAGTCTCTGTCCTGCATATCAACACCTTTTAATCGTAGATTTTTATATCCTGCCATAGCAGGTTCTAATGCTCTGTTTATATCACTAGTAAGATTACCAATATTAATCTTTTGATTGTCGCCAAATAAACTGCTAATAAATCCCATAATATTATCCTATTTCTCTATTAAATATAATTATACTTGTTTTATTTCTCAACCATTCTTATTTTTAATTACGAACGTATTGTCTGCACTTCTTATCCAACCATCACTAGTCTTTATTTCTAAGTACCAATCGTTCTTATCTTTTACAGTTCGGAAAGTTCCTTCCTCACTTAATGAATTGCTTTCTTCGACCCTACCCGTTTCTGAATCTACTTTATCTGCAATTTTGTCTATTGTTGTTTGTAAATCTGATTGAACTTGTACGTTTTCATCAGAAAAATAATTTGTTCTACTGCCAGTACTTCTGGTTGCTCTTCTGTTTTGTCTTTTTCTCATTTAGGTTTCTTTGGTTTGTATATCAAACCTAATGCAAAGGCTCTAACATTACTAGTTGCTCCGTTTGTTCCTGTTGCTTTTAGTCTTATCCACCTTGCTTTAGATACACTAGATGCTATTTTAATTGCATTACCAAGCCAAGATGCTCCATAATTATTACTAACATCGGTTCCAGTAACATAATCATTGTCATTATCTGTTTGATAACTAAGGTCTGTTAAATTTCTACTTGTTGCGTCTATCTTAGCTACTCTCATTTTTTTGTAATTAGTATCGCTACCTAATGTTAGTTTTTTACTTCTCCACGACCAGTTTCTTCTCTCGGTACCAGCACCCATCTTTATCAACCTTCCCTCTTCGCATAATAACACAGGATAACCGTCATCACCACTTACTGAATCAAATACTTTATAATCAGTTTCCCATAGGTCCCATCTTTTTTGTGGTATATAATAAGCCCAACATCGTTTATCTGAACCTTTTACAAAAAACACTAAGGCTGTTTGCCTATGAGAATCATAAGCTACAACAGCTTCATCCTTTTCAGTGTTTGTTAAACCTTCCCACCCATAAGATTCGTGATTAATTATAGTTGTTCCTATCTTATCTATTTTAGGAATAGATGAATATATATTATTATAATCAACCCAATACAAACCACTAGGAGAAACTTTTAAAGACTTAGGTCCTATGCAACCAATTCCATTTATCTTATCTTCTATAACAAGTGTTTCTGGATTTACAATACACATTTGATTTTTTCCAAACACATAAAGTTTTCCTAAAAATCCTTCCATAGCTGTAGGTATAAAATCTAATTGTATAAAATTTGTTGACCAGTTAAAGATAGAAAACTTATTAGGTTCACTTCTAAAAATTATATTTTCTGCATCAGGATACTCTTGATGTGTGCAGTTGCCTACAAACATATATCCGTTTATACTTGCATTTACTGCATAATCCATACCTAATGCACCAAGTGTTTCTGGTATACCATTTACAGCTTCATATGAGGCACCTTTACTACCATCATCTTGAACAGTAAATTTATAAGTCGTACCATCTAAATAAAACTGGTCTATAGGAACTTCTTTAACAAACCTATATAATCCATCTGGTTCTAATGCACCATCTCTACTATCATCAGCTCTATATAAAATTACAGCAGTAATTCTTCTTGATATCTTTTTTAAATCTCCGTAAACAGCAGACTCTTCTATTTCTATAGGTATCTGTAAACCTTCTGTAAAAGCACTTCCACTATTATCAAATGGTGATATTTCATTAATAAGTGCTGACTCTTGAAATCCATCATACAGAAAAGAACACTTATAAAAAACTTTTTTCATAGAGTCGCCACCAAGCCATTCTTTAGCACCATTAACAACAACTGTACCCAAGTTAAACCAAGGTGCTGATGCTGATATTAAGTTGTTGCCTAAGTTGGCTGTTAAGCCTGATAAATATATTTCATCTAATTCATCACTTCTTTTAGTAACTAATACCTTTATAGAAGTAGCTGGTAATGTAGAACTTAATGCTACTTGATGTTCTCTATCTCCTAAAACATATTTGTCTGTAAGATAATTTGATGATGTAGAAGTAGGTAAATCTACTGTTTGTATTGACGTAGGAGAAGTACTGCTATATGCACTACTATAAGAACTAAATGTTGTATATGTGCTATTGTTATTACAAGGAAATGGCTCAAGGTGACCATTAAACTGTAAAGTGTTAATAGGTATTGTAGTAATTTTTGTTGTATCTGCTGGTTTACTTAAATAATACATACCAACTCTTTGACCATTCGTACTGTCGCCATATACAAAACATTTATTAAATCCGCTTTTTGTACCAACTCTTTGAAAAAGTGGTTGAGATGCACAAGCAGGTAAATTATTAACACTTAAAGCTTCATTGTTGTATGTTTTAGTTAAATCACCGGCTGTCTTAAAATGACCTAACATTTGTACTGCATTCCTACCTACAGCATTTATAGGCAATACATAAGTAATCCAACTTAATACCCATTCTTTTGAACCATCCCACCATAATGGATACATAGTAGCTTCAGAATATCCACCATATGGTCCTTGCTCAGTATCTTCTGAATAATAAGGGTCTTCTATTTTTACAGTAACTCCTATCTGTGGATTTGCACCAGTACTGTCATAACCTAAAAACATTAAGCATATTCTTTGTATTACTGATACATTTGCTTTATGAGGTATGTCTTGAAAGCTACCATCATCAGACTCTCTTCTTATCCACATATGAGCACTAACAGAACCTGCGTTAGTATAACTAACTTTAGGACTCATTTGTAACTGGTCAGAAGATTCTATTTGACCACCACCACTTCCAGTAAAAGAATTTAAATCTTCAACTTTAAATAAGAAACCATCGTTTAGTTCAGCTTGACTATTTATATTACCAGCTCCTAATACTAAATCAAATACATTAGAACCACTAGTTACATCATTTATTCTTGGCACAATTAAAAAGTCACTATATTTAGTTAGCTCTTGGTTTCCTAAAGGCTTTTCTATATTGTATGTATTTGTTACAGTTATAGAAGAACCATCGTCACTTATTTGCAATATCTGCAACATAGCTATATTTTCCCCAATACCTGCCATAAGAACACCTACTCCATTAATAACACCACTACTGTGTTTATTGTAAGCAAGTCTTACAGAAGTAGGAGTAGAAGGTAACAGCTTAGCAGTTACTTTATTAAGACCTCTGTTGTAAACATACAGCTTAGCTTCTTCTTCTGAAACATCAAAGCCCACTACTAAATTAGGAGCATTATCGCCAGTTCCACCATCTAATGTTACAAAGTCAGTCATTACTTTGTGACTTGTAGATGTTACAGCTACATTTTGATAGCTCTTTTCTTGTATTGTTTCAAACTCTTCAGCGTTACTTATACCAAATTCATTGTTTCTTACAAAGCCAACAACTTGCGAAGAACTGCTTTTGCCAGTTCCAACATAAGCTAATTTATTATTAACTACAAAATCGTAATTAGTTGATGTGGAAGGGGGTATAGAACTAGCTTGAGTAATTATTGGTAAATCTGTATTATAATCTTGTAAGTATGCTACTTCTCCACTAGAAGAGTTTAAAGCAATAAGATGTTGTTTATCTTCTTTATCTATAGGAATAAGTCTATCAAAGAAATTAGTTGTTTCTCCAGTAACTGCTGGAGATATTTTATAATCTGGAGATACTTCAAATATCCATCTATCACCAGTAGCATAACTAGCTAGGTTAGGTCTTGTAAAAGTAACTGACATACCTAGAGTTAATAACTTAGCAGTTTGTGCAGAATGGTCATTTACTGTAGTTTCAGAAGACCAAGCAGATGTTCCTTGTTTTGTTTTAAATTTAAATTCTGTACCGTTTTGATTATTAATTCTAATCCAAAACTGAGTCACCTCTGTGCCTGTAAACGTACCAGTAAGAACTGCAAATTGTTTATTAAAAGGTGTGCTAGTAGTAATAGCCATTAACCAGCCTCATTAGGTGGATTATATTGATAATTCTGACTCTGCTGTACATTGGCATTGCCTTGATTAAATTCAATAAGTGTTACATTGTTATCAAAACCTGTAGTCTTTAACGACTTATCTTTAGGTATGCCACCCAAAGCTCCGTTTATCAAAGGGTCTATGTTTAAAGAATCTGATGCCGCATCCGTAGGTATATCTCTTTCATCTTGAGGATTAGCAACAATACCAACATTAAATTTATTTATTTCAAAATTAGACTTTGGCATTTAGCTCTTTCCCCCATAAGGAAGTTCTCCCGTCAATAATATTGACAACGTGCACCGTAAAATTTCCGTCATTAAAGTAATCAACAACAGCAAAAGCGTGTGCCCAATTTGTTTTACGATTACCAAGCCATCCATTAGCTTCATCTGACATATCCTTTAGACATCCTAAACTCCAAGCACTTTTTGGTCCATCTATGTGTGTCACGCTGTGCATTTGCAAATCGTGATGATGTCCATAGATGACGTTGCATCCTAGTTTTAATAAGTGGTTCCTTGCGTGTGCTACACCTCCATAATGATTTCCGTGATAAAACCACAAGCTACCTAACTTTAGGTACTTTCCGTTTGGTAGGTATTCAAAACCACGTTGTTGAAGTAAGAGTGCGTCTGGGACCGTAAGACCTTGTAAATAGGGGTTTTCTTCAGCAAAGGAGTTAAGCCATTGTTCGTGGTTTCCTTCGCAGAAATATTTCTCTTTACATTTAACCTTATCAAGGGCTTCGTCAATAATATCCATACCCTCATTAACAGCTCCGATGTCTTCATATACTCTCGGCAACTGATACTCCAACGGAGGACGCTTACGTCTTTTCCATTGCCAGTGTGATACTGAACTAAATTCTCCAGAATCTCCGAGGTCAACGTAAAAGTCTGGCTTAATAATGCGAATCGCTTGGCAGACCACATCGATAGCCTGTTTGTCGTGTAACGGAAAATGTTTATCCGGTGTAACGATTCCACGTTTAACTACACCCTTATCTAATTTGGTGGTTGTTGACATATGTTCTCCATCCCCTCAAGGTCTATAAATAACTCTTCAGTTTTTCTTAGATGTTTTACAGTAGTCTGTTTTGTAAAGCGTAGCATTCTTTCGCCACAATCATCACATTCCCAAAATAGAGGTCCTTCATATGCACATAGTATTTCTATGCCAGTAACATTCTTACTCTTACAATGAGGACATTCATCAGGTTTCTTACGCCATTTTTTAGTCCCCTTAATGTTAAGGTTATTAAACATATCTATACCTCTAATGCCCTTCGATACCATCCAAACCAATACTTTTCTAAACTAGGCTTTCTATTTATTAAGTCTGCATAGTACTTAACTCTGTAACTTCTAAGTCTGTCTGGTTCTAGACCTGACTTTAAAGCGTTACTTATTGTCTGAGGACCTATACCGCCATCTACTTTAGTATCTATGCCTTTTGCTGTTATTGCTGTTTGCAATATCTTTACAGCTCTTGACCTACCCATATTAACAACCATATCAAAATATATCATACGTAACTCTTCGGGTACTTTAGAAACCTTAGCTTTTAGCCAGTAATCTTTGAAGTATATGTCCTCCGCATCTTTTTTAGTTAATTCCTTAATATTAAGATAGGGATATGCTCTTTTACTAATGCCCATATTAGTTTCCCCTCCCGGGTCAACAGGGTCATTTACATATCCCCCTTCGTGTTTAAGGATAATCTTTACTGCTTTCTCGAAAGTCATTTACTTCTTAAACATTCCTTCAAGTATATCAGTAACTACATCAACACACTTTTCAAAGAAGATTTGTTCTTTCTCTTCTGATACAAAAGGTATGTCAATCTTTTCATTTATCTTAGTTGCTATCATATCTGACATTTCATCACTACCAAGATGGTCAACCATTTGGTCTTTCATCTTTTCGGCTTGTGCTTCAGCCATTTCCATTAGCATTCCTTTTAGATTCATTAGGACTCCTTATTTTGGTTTTTTATTTTTAATATTAAGTAGTATATGTTAATTGCAAACATAACACACATAAGTACACCAGATATAATATCAGTATAGTATACCATACCTAAGCTTGTACTTATACCACTAACTTTTAAACTATCCATTACGCTCTATTCTTAGGTATTCTTTTAGTCTTTCCATTATGAGTAGTAGCAAGAATGTGAGTAGCTGTCTCACCTTTCTTTTTTCCCCAGTATCGTTTTTTACCAAATACCCAACTAATAAGACCACCTTTTACGCCTTTTAATTTCTTTAATGCCTCTGCTTTTGTCATCTTCTTAACTTCCTTGCTTTACTTACAGCACTAGCTTTAGATGCAGAACCACACTTACAATTCCATTTCCGTAGTGCTTTATTAATTCTTGAATTTGGGTCTCTAGCTGTCTTAGCACTAGTAAGTCTCCTTTTCATTCCACACATTCTTGCACAGAATGACTTACGTCTAGCCTTAGCTTTACCTTTTGGGTTTTTTTGTGTTACTGGAGCTTTAAGTTTCCCACCCTTATAACTAGCTCTTCCTTTTGCATTTAAACCCCCACTAGGAGATTTACCTTCTTTTCGTTGCCACGCTGGTGATGCCATTAGTGTTTCCCGTTTATTCTACTTAGTGAGCCATCTATACGAGACACTTGATTATCTAAGTCATTTATCTCTTTTGTAAGAGCATCAAATTTCCTATCAAGCTTATCATCAGACTGATTCCATCTTCCTATTAACTTAATAATCATTCCTTCCATATTCTCTAGTGTTTCGCTTTGACCCTTGTTTTCTACTTTTAAATTTTCTAATGCTTGAGCTTGTTCAGTAGCACGTTTGTTCATACTATATACCATATAGACAAACATAGCTCCGACTACGCCAATCATTCCTGCTTCTGAATATACTGCTAAAAAGTCCATATCTCCCCGGATTATTTATTTTTACGTCCCCATTTTAAAGGGTTTAATTCAAGCGATTGTTTATACCATTTTTCAATCTCTTTAATTTCTGCTTCGTGCTTCGCCTCTAATTTAATAACTCTTTCTGATAATAACTCAAGCTCTCTTGCAATATTACTAAGTTGTGTCGTAATTCCAACGTACGCATAGACAAGCGTACCTGTAAGCATAAG